AAAAATATCTTACCAAAACGCTTACGCAATCTACCAACAAACTTACTAAACTTAAGTTCATCTCTTAAGATCTCAGATGATCTACCTAAATTAAATCCATCACCAGACCCCGCAATTCTTGACTCAGGAACTCCTAATGATCTGTATAACTTAGACTGGAAGTATTCTATGTCTGCTAATTCACCTAAGTTTTGTCCGCCAGGTAATGTAGTAATCTCAGTTCCTCTACCACCTTCTCTACGAGGTAACCAGAAGTCTTCTAACATAGACATATATTTTTTGTCATCTCTTATTTCACCAGAACCTGAGTCATAGACTAATTTATTTCTATAACGAGACATGACATCACGCAAGTATTGTTCTGCCTTTATCTTAGGTAGATTACCAACATCAATATAAAATATTCTTCTCTCAGGTGCTCTTGATAATCTGTAGATAACAAGACTATCTTCAATCATTCTAAGTTGATTGAGTGACTTAATTGCTTTTTGTAAGTATGATAATACAGTTCCTTTGTTTCTATCTACTAAACCAGATGTACAATATGTAATGGAATCTTTTGCAAGTTTAACTCCTTTCATAGCAGTACCCGCACCACCCATTGCCATGTTAGTAGGATAGCGTGGTTCTGGAGTATACATGAAATACTCTTCTATCTTTGGAAAATATACTTTCTCAGATTCATGTACATTAGATGTATTGAATAACTGTGCACCTTTATCATCCTTCTTCATCTCCTTTCGGACATAACGCATTTTCATTGCGTCAATATATCTTAGTTCTTGTATACCATCTTGAGGACTTTTTATATCAATAACTTTGTTGTAATATATTCTACCATCAACATACCAGTTTCTAAAAATCTCATGTGCTTTGGTATCAAAATCTAGTAGATCTTTTATATGCTTAAACTCTTCTCTAATCTTATCTTTGATTCCATCAGATGCATTTAGATTATCCAAATCAATCTCTACAGGAGAATCATTTGTATCTGATACAATTGCTTCGTTTACAATATCCTCTACAGCATTATCCACTTCTGGATGTAATGCCATCTCACGATACTTTCTTATTGCTTGATGCTCATTTTTATAGATCCCTTCAAGATCTATTACTTGACTTGAAAAACCAGACTGTATATAATAGTCAACCCCGTCCTCACCTGTCTGAGGAACGGGGGAAACTACACCTTTTGGAAGGTCGTCTTTATCTTCAATACTAAATCCAAACAGCCTTGCCATCTTATAGAGAGATATTCTTATACCTTTCTATTTATTATACCATAAATCAAGCAACATCGCCACCTTGACCTGCTGCTTCCCACCACTGAACCTGTAAGGTTACAGTAAATTCTTCAACTGCGTCTGAAGAATCGTAAGAAAGGTCAATTTGTGATACCTGAGTTGGGAATACGCTATAGAACTTATATGTTCTAAGGATAGGCATATTCTCACTTGATGATTGTGATGCTGAATCGACTGGTGATCTACCTAGTTGATAGACATATGCATCTTTAGTATAATCTTCTGGGTTGATATTACCTGCGTTATCAGATACTTTAGACATGGAGTTCATCCATCTCTCGAAAGAACCTCTGATTGCGAAGTCTGTATCGTTAATTACAGTAATCTGCCATTCATCGAATGTTCTGTCACCTGCAATTTTTAACTGTCTACCTCTGAAAGGTACAGTTATAGGAGCGATGTTGGATGCAGGAAGTGCAGCAGCTTTGACAAGGAACCTAGATTTAGGATCTATGTCTGCTACTGATGCATCTACAGCACCATCAGGGAAAGCAAGAACAACCTCAAACAGATTAGGTCTTGCAATACCACCCGTTAACCTCGACTTGAACTTATCTATAGTCCTATCCGAGGTCTTTGGCGGGTTTTGGGAATTGATTGCCATTGGTCTTTTACCTAAAGTGGATTAATTAAACTTTTCCAATAACTTCGTCAAAGGAAACACCTGTTCGTGTTGCCACGAAGGTTAGACCGATGAAGTTAATTGATCTTGCTGGCTTGATGTAAACATCAGCAACGAACTCGTTACTATCTATGATAGCAGGAGTATTATTTGTCTCATCGCAGATGACGATGAAGTCTTGAATACCACGCTTGGACTGTACATCACGAAGGAATGGTTCAACGATATTGATGAAGTTGATTCTTGTGATCTCATCGTTGAATTCAAATAGTATGTCCTTAGCTGCAGCTGCGATTGCCTTCTCTATAAAGATAAACAATCTACGAACATTGATACGATCGAATGCAGATGCTCTACCTAGTCCTGTCTTATCACCGAATAGAACTATTCCTGCACCAGGTGCTGTGATAATTGGGTTGATTCTGTTAGAGTATAACTTATCTCTATGAACCTTGTTAGGTGTGAATGCTAGTTTAACAGCATTTAATATAGCACCTCTGGCAGTACCGCCTGGTGAGAACCAAGGGAACTGGTTGATATCGTTTCTTGCACATGTACCTGCGATATCTCCGTTCATAGGAACATATCTGAACTGTTGGTTAAACCTGTCATACATGTACTTGTAACCACTGTCAAGAACCGCATAAGAACTTGATGTGATTGGTGAGTAGTAAGCAACTATATTGTCGGTTACTGTATCTGGTTTCAACTGAAGTGACTCACCTGATCCAGATGGACTTAAGAATGATCCTCTCCAAGGAGATAAGAATGCAACTGCATCTTTTCTAAACTCAGCAATCTCAATTAGTTTGTTTGATAATGCTTGAGTCTCATTCTTACCGTGGTTAGCAGAACCTAAGAGTAAGAAGTCTACATCATACTCGTCTGTGTTTCTCAAGAAGTCGTATGCTTCAGATAAAGCACCGATGTCTAACTTAAGAGCATTCTGCTCAGTGATTGTGCCGATTCCATTGTAGTTTAAACCACCTGTCATTACAGCACTGTAGTTACCGATAGAACTGAATGTAATATTTTCAGTATCCTGATCCCAACCACCATCACCGAATACATCCCAACCGTCTTCTGAGAATCCAGTTGTTGTGATTCCTGCAGGTGCACCTCCTGCAAAGATGTTATTAGATCCAATCTCAATAACCTTTCTCCAGTATGATGAAGAACCTGCTGAGAATAGTGCGTCTTTTGCTTTAGATAGATTTGTAAATTTCTCTAATACTGAACCTGCGTTACCTGTTATAGTACCTTTGTCATCATAGACAACAACATGTACTTCATCAAATCTAGAGTTTCTAACTGATGCGTAAGCAGATGTGCCAGGTTTGTCAGCGATTTGATTCCACTTGATGCTAACACCACTTGATAGTGTAATTGATTGCTGATCGAACCAGTCTGCTGCACTAGTGTATGTTGTTACACCACTGTACACTCCAGATGATAGTCCTCTCCATGAACCGTATCTTCTAACTTCTCCTGTGTGAATACCAAGATTACCTGTCTCAGTGAAGTTGTAAATACCGCCTGGTTGATAGTCAACTGCTGTCTCTGTTCCACCTGCAGATACATGTGAAATTAGTTTGACTGTGATTGCTGACATACCGACATCAACAATCTGTCCCTTGAAGTATCCATCAAGTACACTAGTTGAACCTGCACCTGCTATAACTGTGTTAGCAGGAACTACCTGTGTAACTGCGTATCCAACCTGTAAGTCTATTGGATCAATAGGAATAGTTGTAGAACCATATCCTAATACATCAGTAGTTTTAATACCAGTTAGAACTTGATCTCCAAATCCATCAATGGTACATACCTTAACTCCGTTTGACCATGAACCAGGATTCTTAGCAGCATATGTAACACCTGCTATGGTGTTCTCTGCGTATCCTGAGTTTGTATAGTCGTCTGGACTTTTTATCTTTACGCTATTAGCGATTCCTATAAAACCGTTTTTTAATTCTTCGTCGTCAGCACGAACAACCCTCATTACCCCACCGTATGCTAGGTAGGAAGAGGCAACTAACCAGTATTCGTAATGACTATCTTTTGGATAAGGTTGTCCGAAAGTGTCAAGTAGATCTGCTTCTGTCTCTATGAGTTGAGGACTCTCCACAGGTCCTTTTGCAAATGGAGCAGCTAATCCACCTGTCAGTGTTGATGTGGCATCAACTCTACCATTGGTTAGATCAACTTCCCTTACAACAATACCAGGAGATGCTAAATTTAGTGGCATCTGTTTCTCCCCTTAGATTCCAATTTTGTCTATCATTATTTATTATTTGCTGTCTTTTAATCGGGGAAACAATACATGAACACTACCAGTCAGGGTATTGTTCTGGTTCTGAGTCTTTCTTCTTTTTCCTAGAATTTCTAATTCTTTCTATTGTACACTTCTTACATTCGTATGAGTATGATGATTTAAGATGTGAACTATTTTTATGTGTTATATAATAATCTTCTATTAAATTTTTTGTTGTTTTACATATTCGACATGTTCTTTCTGTTAGTAATAAATCGCTATGACTAAACTGAGATTCTATGTCCATTGTGATAGGATCCAACTACTAGAGTTCTTTTTATCTTCACCTCCAACACCAAACGCAAATGAAACCCTAGGGTCTTTATCAAAAGCATCTATCTCTGGAATGTTATCTTTTGTTCTATCTCCACCATTAGCAAACAAAACATCATCAAATAATTCAAGTGTTTTGTTAATTAGATCAATAGAACTATTGTTATCATCATTGAATGATACACAACTATCTACCATTTTTAGTTCTTTGATGATACACATTCTCTCATTTATAGGCATAAATGGTTTACCTTTCTTTCTAGTTAACCATTCATCAGAGTTACAACCTACTATAAGAATGTCTCCTAATTCTTTTGCTGCTTTAAAATGTGCAATGTGACCACTGTGGATTGGATCAAACCCACCACTAACAATAACAACTTTCATAACACTTGAATAACTCCATTACAATCAGGAATATCTTGCATTATTTTACTTTCAATACCTTGTTTAAGTGTCATCGCACTCATAGCACAACTTGTACAAGCACCACCTAATCTAACTTTGACATAGTTTGTACCCTCTT